ATTTACGTCTTGAGGGGGAATCACGATTCCCAGAATAGAAACGATGATGGTCTAACTGTTTTAGATACCTTAGAATGGCCCCACTCCCCAGTCCGCGTAGTAAAGCATACTACTCTGGACTCAGACCTTAACTTCTTACTTATACCTCACTACGAAGACGATGAAGTTATTAAAAAACACTTACTTTCTGCAAGAGATGACAAGACTATTGCATTTGGGCATTTTAGTTATACTCCTGATCACCTTGGTATTCGCGGCTTTGAGTCTTCCATTAAGTTAGATGATTTTAAGTGTCGAACAATACTGGGGCACATTCACAAGTATCTTGAAGATGATCATGTAACCATTCTTGGAACTCCTTGGACCACTAATTTTGGGGAGTCTGACAAGGAAAACTTTGTAGGTGTAATAGAAGAAACCCCTGACGGCTGGGGTCCACTTAATAAATTTAAAGTAGGATATGGTCCTAGGTTCTACGAGGCTCCTTATGACGCATTAGAGGCTATGGCTGAAGAGATTTCAGATCCTAATTACTTTACGCTTTTGAGAGTTACAGTCGATAAATTTACTGATGACCCTCCTTCTCTTCTGCGGTCGGACATTGCAAATAAGTTTAAAGTAGCTCATGTTGATCTGAAATTTCAACCTGTGTATGATGAGACGTTAAATGATCGGCTGTCGGGCTATGATCCTAATGTGCCATTAACTGTTATCGATACCGATATTATTGGAAAGTATATCGAAGAGCAGTGTTCCACAATTCCGAAGGAGAAGCTGGAAGAAGGGTTAAACATCATCAAAGACTATGCAGATCAAGAAGCTGAAGGCTAAAAACTTTTATTCGTTTAGAGAGCTACATTTAGACTTTTCTAAGATTAAGGGTATTACTAGGATCCTTGGTAGGAATAAGGATAGTGGAGGATCTAATGGGGCTGGAAAGAGTGTACTATTCGAGGCTATCACTTGGGGAATCTATGGCACCACTATTCGCAAGTCAACGGAGTCAGCCCTAGTCAACTCTCAGGCTGGGCAGGATTGCTCTGTTTGTATTGAACTTGAGAAAGAGGGTGTAGGTACCGTTGTAATTACAAGAGCTAAGAGACCTACTTCGCTGAATGTCGAGATTAATGGTGCGCTTATTAACAAAGCTACTTCTTCCCAAACTCAAGAGGCTTTAGAGGAGTTGCTTGAGAGCGACTACAAGTCCTTCTTGGCATCTGTAGTATTTGGGCAACACTCGACGTTTACATTTCTAGATTCATCACCTGAAGATAAGCGTAAAATAATAAAGAATTGCTTTAATCTAGAAGACATATTTTCTAAGAGAGCTTCTGTGAAGCAGTTAAAGTCTTCGTATCAAGGCGAATTAAAGGTTATCGGAACTCTCCTGGCTAACTTAATTAATGAAAAAGCGAACCTGGAGAAAGAAGTTCCTGATAAGAAGTATAAACTGGTCAGGCTTCCAAGTTTAGAAAACATCCTTAAGGCCGAAAGTAAAATTTCCGAAAATGAAAAGCAAATAAGAGATGCCCAGCGTGGATTGAAGAAAAGTCGTGACAAGCTTAGAAGGCTCAACGACTGTATCAAGGAGGGTGTGTATAAGCACGACAAGGAGTGCCACGTTTGTAAAAGCACCTACAGCAAATCTCAGTCTAAAAAAGATGTAGACATTTTAAGTAAAGAATCAAAAGTCTTAAGTAATCAAATCAAAGATGAAGAAGATGTGATCAAGGGCCTCAGGGACACAAATGAGACCTCAATACCCAAGATATCTTCATCTGAGTGGGCAAAATACAATAAGAAAAATAAACAGATTGAGAATGCTCAAAGTAGTATACATAGACTAGCCCAAGTATCAACGCAGTTAGAAGAGTATGAGACCAGACGGTTTGAGCTTGATTCTTTACTTGAGGTTATGAAATTCTGGGAAACGGCTTTCTCAGAGAAAGGACTTATTCGATATATTGTTAGGAACATTTTGGATTATTTCAACTTGAGATCTAATGAGTATGCTTCAGTTCTGACTGGTGGTCAGTTCTCTTTGGAGTTTAACGATGAGCTTTCTGAAACCATTCGTAACAACAACGTAGAGACTAAGTATATTTCTTTATCTGGGGGTGAGAAACGGAAGGTCAACTTGGCTATTATGCTATCCCTTCAAGATCTTAGCTCAAAGATTTCGAGAACCGATTGTAACCTCTTGTTCTTCGACGAGGTATGTGATAATATCGATAATCCTGGTATCTTGGCAGTCAACAATCTTCTTCGTATGTTAGAAATCCAGAACCCTGAGAAGAAGGTGTTAGTAATTTCACATAATAATTATTTACAGGAACTTCTGGTAGATACTAACGCAATTACGGTTAGTAAATATAAAGGTATTAGTAAGGTAAAAAATGGCAATTAAGCAATTAGATAGGTTAGGGCAAGACATTTTCATGCAGCGTTACGCTTACCCAGGCGAGACGAAATACTCCGAAAGATGCAAGGTGATGGCAAAACACATCGCTTCTGTTGAAAGTGACGACGATATTGAAAAGTATGAGAAGAAGTTTTATGATGCCTTAAGTACGGGTGATCTTGTCCCTGGTGGTCGCATTATTTATGGTGCGGGTCGTAATCAGCAGAACCTGCTTAACTGCTACGCTATTGAACCCGAAGACAGTGTTGAGTCTATCGGTAAAACCATTCAAGATATGTACCGTATCTCCTGTGGGGGTGGTGGTATTGGATTTAACTTTTCTAAGATTCGCCCGAAGGGCGATGACATTGGCAATGTAAAGAACTCTGCTCCCGGATCTGTTTCGGTGATGCAAATGATTAATGAGGTAGGTAATCATGTTAAAGCGGGTAAGAATAGAAGAACCGCACTTATGGCGGAACTTAACGTGGATCATCCTGATCTACTGGACTTTTTGCACATTAAGCTGGATTTATCTCAGCTAACAAACTTCAATATTTCGGTGGCTATCACTGATAAGTTTATTGAAGCGTGTGAGAATAATGATAACTGGGAGTTTAAGTTTGGCAATAGAAGATACCAAGTGTATGAAGCCAATAGAATTTCTAGTGACGGGAATAATGAGACGGTAAATATTGTTGCTCTTTCCGAGGAGGATGCTCTGGGTAGAGCAAAACAACATCACCTTCGTCTATGGGATGATAAGTTTGAAAACGTCCAAGAGGTGCAGTTCAAGGCTATAGACCTATGGAATCGTCTGTGGGAGAACGCTGTTAAGTCTGGTGAGCCGGGTATCTTTAACCTCTCGCTTACTAACAGATACACCAACATGTCGTACTTCCTTAAAATGAATGCTACTAATCCTTGTGGAGAGATTCCCTTGGATTCTTACGCTAACTGCTGTTTAGGGCACGTTAATCTTTCCAACATGGTGAATGAGGAAGGGGATGACATTGATTGGAACCGTCTCGCCAGAACCATTCGTACAGGCATTAGATTCCTTGATAATACACTGACAGCAAATCATTACCCGATTGAGGAGTGTAAGATTGCGGGAGATCGCTCTCGACGAATTGGCTTAGGGACGATGGGCTTACACCACATGCTTATTAAGCTCGGGATTAAGTATGGTACTGATAAGTGCATCGAGTTTATTGATCGGCTTTACACTACAATCCGTAATGAGTCTTATCTTGCTTCAATTTACATCGCCCGAGAGCGTGGTTCGTTCCCCGAGTTCAATGCTAGAAAGTATTTGAATGAAGAGTTCGCTAAAACGCTTCCGGCTCGTATTCGAATGCTGATTAAGGAGCATGGTATTCGCAATGCTGTGATGCTTACGGCTGCTCCTACGGGTACTATTTCGATGGTACATGGTGCTTCAACTGGTATTGAGCCTATCTTCGCTCCGATGTATAACCGTCGTTACCGTGAAGGTAACACCTGGAAGTCTACTCTTGTTCTTGATCCCCTGTTCAAGGAAGAGTTATTGAAGGGTAGTGATGGTCGCCATATTGTGGGATCTTATGATATTACTCCTGAACAACACATGGCTGTTCAAGCCTGTATTCAGAAGTATATTGATAATGCGATTAGTAAGACCATCAATCTGCCTAATGATGCAAGCCACGAGGTTGTCTCTAAGATGGCACTTAGGTATGCTCCGTATCTCAAGGGTATGACGGTTTATCGTGCAGGATCAAAGGGTATGGAGCCTTTGGAAGCCTTATCACCGACTGAGGAGAACATCGCTAAGGCCAAGGAGCTTATCGCTACTGAACAAGCCGAGACTGAGATGGCGGTTGAATCCTGTAAGATTGGCGGGGAGTGTGGAGCATAATGGTTGACCCCCTATTGGAAACTTATAATTGCAAGCATTGCGGAACTAGAAGTTCTGTCTTTGTGGAGAGGTCTGATGAGACTGGCTTATTCTACTACGAGAAAAAGGTAGGAAGAAGGATTCACGAAGATAAGGTGCCAGAGCACGACGGAACTGAGGATTGGAGTTACCAGCCTGATTGGCAAGGAGACTCAACTTATTGGCATAAGTATGAGAAGGTCTGGTCCATGGACTATTTCGATACTATTGAATGTCCTTGCTGTAAAAAAGAAACTGAGAAGAGAGTTTCGATCTATTACTTTAGTGTAGGAGAAAGTCGTAACTCCGTTAAATCCTTAAAGGAACGTATGCGATATGCCCATGAAGGTATGGATAAGAAACAAGCGGAGACCTTTTATAATGAGTCTATAGAGGCTTCTAAGCAAAGGGTTAAGACTGGAGATCAACATTATAAGAAGGTTGGAGTTGACTGGAAACAGCTTGAACAGAAAGGTGACGTTAAACGAAACTCTCCTGAGCAAGCTTCAAAAAATAGAGAAGCTCTGAAAAAGGCTAACATAACCTATACCAAAGATGGTACAATAGGCAGAGCTTCTAGAAATAAACGTTAATTTACAAACTCCGAACCTATCATAAAATATGCCCTACCACATCTCTGATAACACCAAGAAGGGGTGCCTATACCTTCTGAAGCACGATCTTGAATTCTTCTCCGAGATCGTGCCTCTTCTTAAGCCTGAGTTCTTTGATTTCCCCGCCTACAAGAATGTGTTCTTAGGGGTCAGGGACTACTATGAAAAATATACGAAGATTCCCTCCGACGTTGCTCTAGTTGATTTCATAGCCACCAGTGTCTCTGGTGCTGATGCGAAAACTATTGACTACGAAAACACTATTGCTGAGATCAACACCTTTGACAAGTCATGTCTCGGGGATCGTGAGTTTATTCTTGATACGGTTGAGGAGTTTGCTCGTCAAAGAGCAATGGAGTCTGCTATTAGAAAAGCTGTAGCTATCCTTAATCAGGAGGGGGACATTGCCCAGGTTGAAGAGCTTGTAAAGACTGCCCTTCTTGTTAACCGAAATGTGGATGTTGGTCAGGATTACTTTGGAGATATTGTAGACCGTATTTCTCGAAGCTACCAGGAGGGTAATAAGGATAAGATTTCTACCGTCTTTAATACGCATGATAGAAACTTAGAAGGTGGACTATCTCGCAAGGAGTTG